GGTTAAAGGGGTGACCAGAGGCCGCATCAAGATCAATATGAGGCAAACCGGAATCAGCAGAAACCACATCACGAAAAGGTAACAACTTATGATCAGGATCACGCATCAACTTATAAACACGAACGAGGTGGTTGATAGCTTTCGTAAGACATCTACCAACAGCGCGAGGAGCATGAGCTTTCTCTTCAATGGCATTCAAAGTAACAGCAACAGGATGAACAACGGCACCATCTTTCTCAAAAGGTTGAAGATGAGCCATCATATACTTACAATCAGTTTGGTCATCAAACAGAGTAACACCACGTTTACCTTTAGAAGGAAAAGCAACAGGGGTGGATGTGCGTGCAGAAGCAACACCAAACAAAGAAGAGATACCTAAAGATGGAGAAGCATCTTCAGAAACATGCGACGTTCCAGGATAAAGCATCTTCATACGAGAAATATGATGAGAATCAACAGTATGAAGAACGCTAACCTTACTGATGGGTAAGAAAGCAACATGAACGCCAAGAATCATATCAGTATTAGATTCACCGTTATGCAAATAAACACCTCCACAAGCGCCAGAAAAGCCGTTAAAAGAAGAGGTACGGCAAGAGTTTTTGGGAACACTAAACTCACGACCACCATGAACATAATCAGTGGAATCAGACGCGAGAGAAATAGAACAATCATCGACTTGCAATGAGCCATCAGCAACACGACAACAAAAAACAGACCGACAAGTGGCGGGAACAGGACCAACAACACAAGAGAATTTCTTAAACATATCTCTAGCGCTTGGTAAGCGAAACTTTGGGAACCTCTCATTCAAAAAATGAATACATGCAAGATCTTCACCAACAGCTTCAATTACATACGAAGATTCGGTATCAATGTTAGGCGTAACAGGTAAAACGATGTTATCCTTCTTAAGGGAACAACCTTTATTAGCAATGGATAAAGCAACATGCAAAGGACACATAGCTGACGTTTCATTTAAAGCAAGGACAGTGCCCATCAATTTGCCATCAGAACGAACAGCAGCCCAAAGATTAGAGGTAATCAAAGGAAATTGATCGTTAAAACGCTTATTTTCTGAAAATTTCTTAATAAAGCGATTATCATCAGGGCTCTGAGCAACCCAAGACTCTTCAGGATAAAGTCGGAAAGCACCAGTTCGCTGACGAACCATGACGAAACGACGACCACCACGAGTGATAATCTGAGGGCCTTGAGGGACAGCTTCATAAACATCATTATCC